AAGAATACTATTTGAGCATGATGTGCCTTGTGCTCCTCGCGATACTGATATCTTGGTTGTATGATGATAAGAGGTGGTAAAATGATTGAGCTATTGATTGCGGCCGCGATCGGTCTTGGTGTGGGTATTGGTGGCACCCTCTTCGCAAAGCGTGACAAGAAACCCGATCCCGTTGTGGTTGCGGTTGGTGGTGATGAGGTTGCAAAAGGGCAAGTTGATGTACAAAAGCAACTCACAAACCTTGATCTTGTCAAAGAGATATGTGCGCCCGAGTACATCGTAAAACAAGAGCAGGGTGATCTCTTGTGCCGTGAGTTGTTTTGCAGAATGCAACAACGCGGGATCGATGCACAAACCTCACAAAGCGATTGCAACGAGATCGCCAACATCGCCAACACAAAGAGCATACAAACCGCATGCAAAGGCCTTGAGAAAGAGGCGCATGAGGTATGTGTGGATTTATTTTTCAAAAGAAAATAAAAAAGTGCTTGCTTTATTTTTTCATTATCTTATAATGAAAGAGTAACAAACAACAACGGAGCACAAAATGAGCAACAACGAGCGAGTATTCAACAAGATTTTTAACGATAGAGTAGCCGATATTAAGTTTTGGATGAGCAACGGATACTCTTTTGATGACGCTTTTGAGGCGGTTATGAGCAATTCCGTAGCGGGTCAAAAGATAATTGATGCCATCATCAAGCATTTTGGCAAGTAACAAACAACCCGCCCGCCTTTGCGCGGGCACAACCCAACAAGGAGCAATAACAATGAAAAAACTTAATAGAGAAAAGGTCTTTGAAGCAAACCGCAACCTATCAAAGATTATGCAAGAGATCCAAAATCAAGTTTACGATGTAGGCGCGGAAACATACAACATGAGCACGCAATTTGAAGGTGTATATAACCGTATGCAAGAGATCCAAAAGGCTATACAAGGCCTCAAGAAAGAGCTTTATGATGCAAGTGAGCCAAAGAGCAAGTAACAACAAACAACCCGCCCGCCTTTGAGCGGGCACAACCCAACAAGGAGCAACAACAATGCAACATAGAGAAACAAAAGAAGTGATCATCATCACATGGAAAAGCGGCCTCAAGCAGGTCTTTGAAAAGACGCAGCTCACCTATGACATGATTGTGTTTGAGTATGAGGACATCGAAGAGATGGAATACTCCGAGATCGTCACAGTCAAAGAGGAGCCAAAGCAATGAGCGCGCTTGTATTTGTAGCGGTGCACATCGTCAAGCCCGCCCTCTTTATCCTCATGATCCTTTCATGCCTCATGGCAATCTACCTCACCACAACCAACAAAGGAGCAAAACACATGCGCAAAGTAGACACCCAACAGATCCGCAAGATGATCAAAATCTTTGGCCGCGCAAAGGTGCGGGCGATCCTTGCACAAAAAGGCTTGACCTTCGAGGATCTCGGTATTAGTTGATTTTGTACTGTTAATGATACATGGGCAAAACGCCCCGCCTTTGTGTGGGGCGTTTTTTATTGGGTGATCGCTATACGTTGCAAATTGTGTGCATTTCGTGTATATACACATTAGAGGTGATCTATGTACATCAAAAACATACAATGCGAGATTTTGCGCGATGCGGCCAAAGATAGCCCCGTTGTGAGCTTTATTGCTTCCACAGCAAACGCGGATCGCTATGGTGATGTGATCAATCAAGGCGGATGGGATCTTGGCAAGTACCGCAAGAATCCTGTGATTCTCCTCAACCACAACGCAAACGCGTTGCCTATTGGCAAAGGTGAGGTCGATGTGGTTGATGGCAAGCTCATGGTTGATGTTGAGTTTGATATGGATGATCCACAGGCCGCAGAGGTTGCACGCAAGACAAAGGCGGGCTTTCTCAATGCTGTGAGTGTGGGCTTCAATCCCATTGATGCAACGCCCCGATCCATGCTCGAGAAGTCGCACCCCGCGCACGGCCAAAGCGGGCAATACTTCGATAAATCCGAGCTCCTCGAAATCTCAATTGTAACGATCCCCGCAAATGGTGAGGCCGTTGCCGCCAAAGGATATGATATGCAAAATCGTAATTTCAAAATCTCAAACCTCAAACACATCCTTGATGTGGAGATGCGTGATGATGTGGTTGTGGTCACATATGCACGCCATGACATGCCCGAAGATATGGAAGAGGCCGCAATAGATCCCGATGAAGAGATCGAGGAAGAGCGCGCCATGCATGATGAGGAAGATCCCGACAAAGAGAAGGGCGGGCACATGGACGACGAGGATGAGAAAGACAAAGAAGATAAATTTTTAACCCCACAAGAGCGCGCTTTTCTCAATGCGCTTTTATCCTAATAAGGAGTAACATCATGAGTGATAAAACACTTGTAAACGAGGCAAAGGCGATCCTTGAGGGTATCAAGACGCATCAAAAGACCTCCACAGAAAAGCTTTCTCAATTCGAGAAGCAGCTTGACGATCTCAAGCGCGCACAACGTCTCTTGCAAGAGGCAAGCGTACAGCCACAGATCAAAGACGAGCACCTCAACGCACCTGATTACATGCTCAAAAACTTCGTTGATGAGAAAGGTATTCGATGGCAAACCGCCCGCAAGAATGTGCAGATCGCAGGCCGTGGCACCGTAGCTGTTGAGGAGAAAGGTCTCCTTGATTCTGATGAGCCTGTAAACCAGTGGCACGCGGATCTCATTCGCATCAACAAAGAGCGCTCACTTGCACGCCTCATCATGAGCACGCCCAACACACCCAAAAGCGATCTTCGTTTGTGGAAGCACCTTCAAAAGGCTCCTTCTTTCATGCGCCCCGCAATAACTCGCGCCTTCAATGACTCCGCATCACAGGGGGCAGAATGGGTTCCCGACCAGTTTGCCGCAAACCTATTTTTTAACATCGAAGAGCAGAGCCAATTGCCCCGCGTTGTTGCGGATAACCTCCAAAAGCAAAGTGTAGAAAGGAGCACCATTCTCATCCCTAGGCTTGAGCGCGGAGGAAGGCCTTATCTCAAAGGAAAGGTCACAACCGATAACCCATCTCAATACACCGCATCAACCGTCACAACCTCACAAAAGAGCGTGACCGTGAGCGGGCTTGCGGGTCGTTACCTCATCGACGATGCAGCTCAAGAAGATAGCGCAATTGCGGTTGTGCCTGCGCTGCAACGTCAAATCTCTATGGATCTTGCTGATGCGATGGAAGATGCTTTGATCAATGGTGATGATAGTGCAACGCATCAAGACGATATAGCTAACTGGAATATACGCGAAAGATGGTCGACAACGCCCTCTCTTGGTGGAAGTGCCGATCATAGACGTGCCTTCAAGGGTATGAGAAAGCAGGCTTTTGATCGCGGCACAACCGCCTCTCTTGCCACATTCAACTTTGCCAACCTTCTTGGCCTCAAGGCGCAAATGGGTGAGCTTGGATTGCAAAACGTGGTTATGTTCGCATCTCCTGAGGCGGTACTTGCCAACCTCCTTGAGCTTACAGAAGTAAAGACCATTGATGTATTCGGGCAGTTTGCAACCGTATTGAGCGGTCAAATTGCAAATATCATGGGTATGCCGATAATTATGTCCAGATTCCTTTCTGCGGATCTTGAGAGCAATGGTAAGTTTCTTGGATCTGGATCTCAAAACAAAACGGGTATCTTGATGGCGCACGCTCCTTCTTGGTACATCTTCGAGCGTCGAGGAATCCTTGTGGAAACCGACCGCAAGATCGATGTGGGCGCAACCGAGATCGTTGCAACCATGAGAAGCACATTTGATACTCTTGACCTTGATGCAACCAAAAACGTTGCGTTTGGGTACAACATGGCCATCTCATAAGGAGCTTAAAAATGCAATTCGTACTATACAAAAAACTTGATGTAAGCGCAAGCGCAAGTGATACCGCAGAGTATATGCCATGCTTTCGCAAGGTTACCCTCAAAGAAGCGCGTCTTGTTGCTGATGCAGCCGTGACCGCAAGCGGATCCGATTATCTCACCATCAAACTCCAAAAGGGATCCGATGATCTTGGATCTCGCGCCTTTGATTCGACCGATATGGCCGCAGGCGCAAGCGAAGAGATCGCCCTTTCGGGTGGTGAGTCTCTTGATTTTGATGATCTTGACGAACTCAAGATCACCTATGATCAAACCGGATCAAGCGGGATGGCTTTTGATGGCGGTCTTGTACTCGTATTCGAGCCAAGAAGAGACGTATAATCATGGCAATGGTTACGGTTTCCATATTGAAACAATATCTTCCTGAGGTCACGGGCGACACCGTCAACACTGACCTTGAGGCGCTATTGGATCGTGTGGAAGCCGCAACCGCACGCTATATGGGATGGGGGAAGGCCGATAACCTCTCCTCACCCCGTATGTTGTCCGCAACATACACCTTTTATCTCGACGCGCCTACGCTTGAGAATCCCGATGTTTTGCAACTACCCATGAGGCCTGTGCAAAGCATCACATCAATCCATAGCGACATCGATCGCCAATATGGA